CTACAATCCTTCTAAGGTCTTCTATCATATTATCTCTTTTATACCAATACTTTGCATATAAGTAAAAATGACGATCCGAGTTTGAATCCATTCCTCTACCTCCTTTTTATTTTAATATTTATAAAAATTTTAATCCCTTCATTGGATACACTATCTAAAAAGATAATGTATCCTAGCAAGGATTAATGCCTTCCCAATGATAACCATATTGCCTAGCATTTCCGACTTCGTTGGATAATCTTCATATGAGCTTCTTCAACAAGTATTAAAGGATCTTTCATTCTATGTTCTCTTTCTTCTTTAGACTGAGGAACTAGAAAAGCTCTGCATTCCCCATTCCAGAGTTGCCGACATCCTTTGCAAATCTCATCTGGTACGTCTCTAATTTTTCCTTTTATATTGCCAGAGGGTGTAACTCTGGTCTCACTGGTTATGATTCCAGACAGAGTCCTATGTTCAAAAGTTTTTTGATAATGAATAGCTTCTTCGATCTCATCTTTAGACATATTAGTAATTCCTATGTAGCATTGGTTATAAGGATTATATGGATCGAAAAAATGTAGTTCTGTTACTCTCATCTTCCTTTACCTCCTTTTTATTTTAATATTTATAAAACTTTTAATCCCTTCATTGGATACACTATGTATAAACATAATGTATCCTAGCAAGGATTAAATGCTTTTGAGTTGATTTTCAAGTTGTATTATCCGAAATCCTAAGCCCCACAACTCCCCTTGCAATTTTTCAAAATCCAGTTTGCATCCTTGATTTAAAGTTTCCTCGTGAGTTAAACCTTTCCAAGGAGCCAAGATAGTTTGGATATCTGTAGCCCTTTGCTTTAGATTCGCCAACTTTTCTCTCCTAGTCATTTTCCTCTACCTCCGATTTAGATTGTTAAAGAATTAATCGTTTATGTATTTTGCTGTCAGCCTTGCCAGCTCAGCTCTTTCTGCCTGCTCAACTAACTGGTTATGAGTATTCCTTTCTTTTTCCTCATATTGAGGATTTTCCCGGAGCCATCCTGCAAGGTCTTCCTCGACATCGCTCCAAGTATATGTAGGATCTCCATAAATAGGAAGGTGTGCCCAACGGTTGAGGAAATTAGCTCTCCGTTGAGGGGTTGAGAAGTGTGCTTCATAAAACCCTCCTTGGTCATAGTGCGCTATGTGTCCTCGCATAAGCATGATGCGGTTATAAAACGCCTTGTAAAATAGTGTTTGAGGAAATCCCTTTTCAACAAACCTTTTGAAATGTTTAGCAAACTTTTCTCTCCCTTTTTCTACTTTCATTTCTGTTTTTGTTTTTGTGGGAGAATCTTTGAAAATTGATCTTCGGATTTTCTTCCGAATTTTCTTTCTCATCTTCCTTTACCTCCTTTTTATTTTAAAAATGTTAATAAAATTTTAATCCCTTATCTATACCTCTAGAGCCTAGAGGCATAGGAAAGGATTAATCATTAATAAATGTACCGTCTTCGATATCCTCAGCAATTTTTAAAACTGTATTAAATAATCCAATCGGGGTTTTGCTACCCCATGTTGTTTTATAGTAATCTATATGTGTTTTATCATGGCGTATCCGGTAGCTTGGTTCCATTTTAAGCTGAAAAATTTCGGCGATACGTTTTCCGATTTTGTTTTGCTCTTCTATTGTGTACGTCTTCATTCTGTTATGTGAGAGTATATCATTTCTAAAAATTGCTGCTCTGGTGTATGTGTCAAAAACATTACCATATTCGGTATAGTTTTTTCTCTCACGGGTATATTCCTCTGTATTATCATCAACCTCCTTAATTTCTGCCGACGTTCTTCCGTTATCGAAATATTTATTTACGACTAGGTATTTCATTTCATCCTCCGATTAAATTGTTAGCGTTAAGTTTAATCCCTTAATTGGAAGGACATGATAAAAAACCGAAGCTCAATACCATGTCCTCCCTCAAAGGAATCAAAACTTAAAAGGAGGAAGTGAAAGGAAATCTTATCTAACAGGAATCACCCTCATTAGATAAGGTTCGTTTAACGTCGGTTGTAATTGGTATCCGGCTCCTATAAATTATTCTACTTGAATTACCGACGGACAAGAAATAGACATAACATCTATTTCCTCTGCGTGACTATCTTCCGGAAGGCCATCCATAAAACTAGCCACTCATTTTTAAAGTCCTGTTCGGACTCTCAATATGTCAAGGAAAAAATTCTTCAAGCCTATGTGCGTGAAAAAATTTCACTGAAAAACTTTTTCTTAAATATTGACCTTTCGTTGCCGTCTGCCCTTCTCAATTAAGCTTGACATGATCTCCCCTATGGCATTGACTGTAACAGCGGCTTGATAATTTTACTTCGGGGTTAATGAGTAACTAACCTCATCCTTTGCCTTTTCAAATCAGCCAATATTCAATTGTTTTAACCTCACTAACTAATTAATATTATAAAAAAATAATAAGGAAAAATAAACAAAAAAATGAAGAAAATGCAAAAAAAGGTCATTTTTTTGTTTTCTTCAATCATTTCAATAAGATAGGCCAAATTTTCATAAAATTAGGTATATATAAGATTTAGTTAAACTTAGTTAAAATATGGACTGACCATACTTTCATTTAAACTCTTGAAAGCTAATAGATACAAGGCTCTTAAGACTTTTAGAAAATTAAAAACTGTTGAGACGCTTGATATACTTGACTCTTAACAGTTTTTAAAAAAAGTATGGTTTCACTTTAGTTTAAGAATTTTTTGGACTTGTTCTTTGCTAAGCTGATCAGGATCTTTAGCTCTGTCTTTTTTCTCCAATTGAAGGAAGATAGTATTAGGGAAAAGCGTATGTATGTTACTAGATAATGTTTCAGCAAGCCTATAGGCATCCATATCTAATAAAACTTTTGCTATACAATTATCTGCTACTCTCTTCTTTATCTCTAATAAACTTTGTATGTGCCAGTCTGTACCTATTAGACTAACTGCTTTATCTTTTCCTATTCTCCACCTATCTGAAAATCCTTCAACAATAATTACTTGCTTAGCACCAATTATATCGTCGAGTCCATAAACTAATTCTTTCTTAGGTTTCAATGCTATATAATTTGGACAGATCCTGTATCCCTTTTCTTTCATATTGACAGCTATAAAGGATACAATTTTTTTATCTATGAATATAGGTAGGATTAAATGATAAGAATACTTTCCTGTTTTACACCATCCAACTTTATAATCTTGAATATAGGAAAGAGGAAACTTTCTTTTTCTAAAATATTTTTTTACTATAGGAGGTATTTCTCCTTTTTTAATATTTCTAAATTCTATGGGGAGGATGTCTTTATGTTTTTTCTTTTTAATTTTCTGCTCTTTTTCTTCTTCATCAAAAAATAGAGGAAAATCATTTTCCTGAAACTCCTTTATACGTTTTAAAGCAGTTGCATAATTTACTCCCTCTAATTCTTTTATCAGTCCTGGGAGGCCTCCTACATCCCTAGAGGAAGTTTTACATTTCCAGCAGTTAAAAATTTTTGTTTTTAAGTTTATACCTAAGTGATTAGAAGGGTCATTATTGCAGAAACAGCAATTAATATTAACCCATCCTACACTTACATTTTTTCCTTCTTCAGCATAAGCGATGCCTTGCGAATCTAGATAGGATATTATATCAAAATTTTTAATAAGAGAATATAGTTTGTCTTTATTCATTATATCCACCCTCTATCTGAATAAAAACAAATCCTTTCCATAGAATGTTTCTCAAACCATCTATGAGTTTCTGTATCTATAAAATCAACTAATACTACATCTGTCTTTCCTTCATCTACTCTCATTCCTCTACCAAAATTTTGTATCGCTCTTAATTCTGAATTTCCTCCTACCGCATTAATAACTGCTCCTATACTTTTAACATTTATTCCCTCTGACCAAACTCTAGTAGCTATTACACAATGAACTTCTTTCTTTTCAAATCTATGTCTTGTTTCATCTATGGTTTCTTTTTCAGCTTTCTTTTTGACCTCTTCTGCTTTCTCCTTTACCTCTAAAAGTTCTTTATCTTTTTCCAAATCTTTTTTAATTTCTTCCTTCTTAGCACCCAAGTCAAGCAGTATTCCTTCCTTTTTCTTATGCAGTTTTAACCATTTTCTTCTAGCTTGCTTGATCTGAGTCATAGCTTCATCATCAGTTTCGCCATGGATAAAAATAAAGCTGTTTTTTGGTAATTCTTTTTCAGCGAAGTCACTCAACTCAACCCCATGCATTATTCTCTCCACCAAAATTAAAACAGATCTTCCTTCCTTCATTAACTCTTTTGCAGTACTAATTATTAATTGATTTCTTATTCTATTTTTTACTATTCCTTTTCTATATACTTTTCCATAGGCCCCCTTCAAGGCAATATATTTTTTATTGGCAGGAACAAGTTTTAATTTAAGCTTGGGTATAGCTAAAACTCCAGTAGTTGTCAATTCCTCGTAAGAAGTTCTACCCAATACCCTCCCTATTAATCCTTCCATAATTAACTGTTTAGATTCTTGGGGGGGAATAGTCCCGGTAACTCCAAATCTATATGGAGCAAAAGTTCTTCTTAATACCTGAGCGTACATACCTTTGAGTATCGTAGCGTGGTGAACTTCATCTATTATGATTAATCCAAAAATATTCTTGTAATCTTCTTCCAATTTAGAAAGAGTTTTTACCATAGCTATATTATATTTTTTTATCTCTTTCTTTCCATCTCCTATCCTTCCAATTTCTTCTTTAGGAAAATATTTGCATAGCTCTTCATAGGTCTGTCTGAATAAAGCTAGAGTATGTACTACCACTACTGATACTGTATCTATAGCACTCATAAGACCAAAAAACATAATAGTTTTTCCACTTCCAGTAGGAGCTTCCCATACTCCTCTTTTAGCTTCTATCATTGTAGTTATGGCTTTCTTTTGAAAATCCAGAAAAGTTATTCCTTTTAATTCAGGATTCTTTATCTTAATAGGTATCTGTATTCTTTTCTTCTCAGGATGGAAAGTATATGGAATCTTTTTGTAGTCTAAGTATTCCCTAACACGTGGAAGGAATCCTGTAAGAAATAGTCCGGTCTTTCCTATTAAAGATCGAGTGACTACTCTTCTTTCCTTAGCATATTTCCCAGGAATCCATATTTCATCCTGATAAGATAGAACTGGAAATAAGTTGTTTGGATCTCCAGTATAACGACAAACAACTGGGTTATTTTCATTTAGAAAGATTCTTTTCTTTTTCTTTTTTGCTTTTTTGCTTTTGCTTCTATTTATCATAATTAAAAATCCTTTTGTGAGATTAAAAAAATTTTCTTATCCCTTTTTCTACTCTATATTTTGATTCCTTTAGTCTTTTAACTACTATCTCACAATACTCTTTATCTAGTTCAATTCCTATAAACTTTCTATTAAGATTTTTACAGGTAATCCCCGTTGAACCGGAACCCATGAACATATCAATAACTACTCCGCTTGGTGGTGTCACAAGTCGGCATAGATAACGCATGAGGGCGAGAGGCTTAACTGTAAGGTGATTATTGTTCTTGCCCCGTTCTGATCGTGAGGCCTTCGTACAATAGAAAAAGCGGGAGGCAGATTTAGATTTTCCACCACTTTTCGTATTCGGAAATACTGCCATCACTTCATCGCTTCCGTCATGGATAAGGTTGGCGGGGAAACGACCTTGCTTTAATATAGGTTGTATTCCTTTTGTAGATGTATTTTTCCATCCAACAGCATCATTTCCTATTATTCTTTTAACTGCTGCATCTAAAACATTTTGATCTTTTGCTTTTATTCTACACTCATCTATATTCAATCCTCCTACTCCCCACTTGAGAACATTGTTAGTAACCGTGCCATCAAGGGGCTTACGAGCAAGGATAATTGGTTCCCATACTGGCTTTAGGGCTATGCCAAAGCCTTCCCATTGGATAGCAGAGGGAGTGGCGGGAATAGTAATATTTCCAAGATTCATCATTGTTCCGGGTTTTCCACCGATGTAATTTCCACCCCGAATATCCGTTCCTGGTGAGTTATAACGTCCGCCCTTATGCCCTACAACTTCTCTTTCTACTCCTGCCATCTTGTCCAATGCCTTACTTACATCTAAACTTTTCGGGAATCCACTGCCGTAGAGCCACCCAAGGCAATCCCTGATTTCCCATCCTGCATCCTCAATCGCACACATAAGCCTGTGATGGGTTCGGGTTCCGCCGAAAGCCAATAAATGACAGCCGGGCTTGGCAATTCGCAGGGCTTCTTTCCAAAAAGGAACCCCGGGGATACCATGATCCCATTCCTTGTTCATTTTCAGGCCGTATGGTGGATCAGTTACTATGGCATCTATGCTTTCAGGTTTAAGCTGGGGCATTATCTCAAGACAATCTTCGTGATAAATCGTGATATTCTCTTCTTCATAATAGGGTACAATTATTTTATGTCTCACTTTTATTTTTTTTCTTCTCATATTCTTTTCCTATTATTGATAAGGCTCCTCTTCAAAGTCTTTATCTTTTTTAAAATCACTTGGTATAGGTGCTTGTGCTATTCTTGAATCTAAGGCTACCTGTCCGGAACTTAGTTGCTGTAATATCTTAGCTTGTCTTGAAGAAATATATTTTCTATGTCTATGTATTAAAGTTGAATATCTCATGATACCCATATCTCTTTCTTCCTCTGTTTGGTTTATTCCACAAAGAATATCTACATGGCCTAACAATCTAACATCTTCTGGAATATCAATTACCCCCATATTTAGCTTTTCTAATGTTTCCCGTCTACCTTGATGGCCGGAAAGTACTATAGCATTTTTGTTATGAGCAAAAGCTTTCATTCTCATACCTATCCAATTATATTTTTCTTTTCTATCATCGTATGGGGCACTCATTACTCCTATGTAGTCAAATATATAAACATCTGCTGAATAACCTTTATATGCTTCTAATGCCTCTACATATCTTTCTGCCTCTCTCATACCAGCACTTCCCATAGGAAAGCTTTTTAAAATAAGTCTTCCTCTTGCTAGATTATTAAACTTTCTTAATTCCTTTTTCATTCTTGACGCTGTTAGATAAGGTCTTTTTCTTTCTTCATATTTTACCTCTGTTCCTCTTTTATCTTTAAAGTAGGGAAATCTTAACTTTCGTTCTTCCCCTTCTAATACATAAGAACCTATGGACATCCAAGCTCTAAATGCCCAATCTTCATCTTCACCTTCAAAGGAAAGAAAAGTGACATTAAATCCCTGCACTATTAGATTTATGGCGATCCATATTAAAGTCCATGTCTTTCCTCTCTTTTGAGGCCCCATGAATAGAACAAACCAACCGGATTTAATAGGAAGCAATAATAAGTCTAGTGCTTCTATACCCGTTTTAGCTTTCACCCTCACTTCTTCTTTTCTAAATACTTCATCTACTGAATGTTCACTTAAGGGTTCAAAACCAAGATCGAAAGACTCTGGTATAGTTCTACTCTTTATCCATAGTTCCTCCGCCTCTTCTACCTTGTCTTTATCCAATAACTTTTCGATCTTGATTATATTTTTTCTTAATCCCTGCCTTTTAAAAAATCGCAAGCTCTTCTTAAAAACATATCCTTCGTTGAATCCTTTCTTCTCATATTCTTTGCTTAGTCCATCTAAAAATTCTTCTATCCATTCTTGGTTTTCAGGAGGAAGCATGGTCTTATTATCTTCATATAAATTTTTGATGAAACTTTTTGGGGCGATTGTATATTCTTTAAAATAATCTAAAATCCATTTTCCTATTGTAGCAGTAACTTTGGTATCAAAGTAATCAAGTTTGATTATAGGATAAATTCTTTTTAAAAAAGAATCGGACATTACCATAGCAATAAGTAATTGTCGTTCGGCATTTGCTTTTATTCTTTTGACTTTCATATTATATTATCCTTTTCTAGTTAGTGATTTGGCTTGATTCTTTTTCCATATCCTTATGTTCTTCATTACTCTTTCTTCATCTACATGTCTTCTTTCTACAAAATTGGGAAAGTCCATTTTTTTAAAAATTCCGGGTTGATTACACCAAGAAGCAAGATCATTATAAAACTCTTGATTAGATGACCCCCAACAATTTAAATCTCTCATAAGATATACTAGACATCCTCTCTTCTTTAGAAACATAACTCTTCGTATTACATCTTTAATAGTATGAGTTATGGAATTACAATAGACAAAAAACCTAAGTTGGTATTCTTTCCTCCATTTAAGTAATTCCAGTTTCTTTTTTATTAAGTTCTTTAAAGCTATATCATCAAAAGCAAAAGTATAGTTCCCGATATAGTTCAAATTATATAAAAGGTCGGAATTTTCTTTATCTAGTAACCTTATATCTAATCCTTGATTAAATTGACATCTGATTTCTTTATTTATTAATTCTTTCAGTAAAATTTTATGATTTGGTAAAGCTAAAAAATTGTTATCTAAGAATTTAACTTTATTATGTCTGACTATATTATCTATGTAATCAACTTGTCTGATCTTCCCTTCCTTTTTGGGAACGATGCAGAAGTAGCAGTTTCTAATACAGCCTCTACTTATAAAACCAAAAGAAGTATCGTTTTCAGGATATAACGAATAATCTAATGAAAGTTCCTCAATTTGTCTTGGTAAATTATTCTCTAGTGAATACCCACTTCCACCAAATATTACATTTTTTCCTTTTCCTTTAATAGATTTTTTTGTGGTATTAAAAATAATGCTAATATAAATTTTATCATAGAAATATTTAGGGATAAAAAAAGTCTCTCTCTTTCTTCCTGGATAATATGGGATATTCCATTTTATTAATTTTATATGGTCACCTTTATTTTTATGGTATGTTGATAGTTTCATCAATGGGATATTAGGGATAATGGAATCTGCATCTATTAATAAGATTTGCTTTTCTTTTCTACCTTTAATTCTATGTCTTTTATAATATTTTATATGCTTTCTTTTTTTCTTCTCTTCCTTCATCTCTTACTTTTCCTTCTCTTTTATACTATTTCACATATCTTTGATAGATCTCTTCTGCTGTGATTTCTGTTTTGTTTTCTCCGGCTCTATTACCAGATAGAATATCCTCCAAGTTCTTATCACCAACGAAGCTTGTCCCTCTTTCCTCCACACATTCTAAATGTTCTAGAAGAACTCTTAATCCATTATTCCCATATTCTTTTCTAATATATTCTATAAGCTCTCCCAAAGACATTCCAAAGGTAGTTGGGGCATCTGATGTAGTAGACC